GTTCAATATAGTTGAAGAAGTATGTAGATTACTCTCCAAATCAGATAAACGTGAGATACTAACAAAGGGTAGGGATAAAAGATTGATGATGCGAGGTGATTACGAAGAAATAATGTCTAGCTTCCCAAAAGGGACTCCATTAAGAATCATTAAAGAATCTTATGACATGGCAGGCTGGTGTCAGAAATTCATACCTACAATCTTTATTCCTATATATGAGCACCATTTCAAAGATTCACATGGAATGCTGAACTTTTCAAGAATGATGTTCTTAAAACACTCCAACAAAAGGATGGAAATACCAAAGGCAATGGTGGGTCAGTGGATGAAGCACACCGACATTAATCATGATGAAGACTATCTTCAGGAAGTTAAGGATAAGTTTCTGAGAAGTGGTGATACAACCTTCGTTAATCACTCAAACATGTGTCAGGGGATCCCACATTACAATTCCACAGTCATGGCACTATCATGTCTGAGCCTTCGAGATGCACTGTTTACTTCATGTCTCAAGCAGATGAACATGAAGAAGTCAATTGAATGGAGAACACGTGCTGGATCTGATGATAAAGGCACAATAATCGGCTTGGATATGTCTGACTCAAACTCATACTATCAATATTTGTTGTTAGGACAATGCGAACGAGCCTCGGAGAGACTACATGCAATGGAATTGTCAGTAAAATCAGCAAGTGGAAGCTTAATGTACGAACTCAATTCAGCTTTTATGGCCAACTTAGAAACAATGTCCCCAACAATTAAATTTTCTCTTGCGTCAGTTGACACTATTGGGACCACTTCATGCACAAAGTTTGTTAACGAATCATACTCAAGAATTCGACAACTCAGAGAGAACGGTGCAACATCACTTTTGTGTTCATATGCTCACAGCAGAAACAGTGTGCACTTCTATGACATATTTGCAACAGCAAATGGTCAAGAGAATGATTTATCCAAGATCTTCAGGACCAAGTTGATTGACATTCCCTACGATTTTGGGGTCTATCCACAGTATGATGTTGACTTACAAGACATAATTGGGCCTGAATATTACAATTATGAGATTCTCAAGAGGACCGGTTTTACAAAGCAAATGGTCCTTCTTTACACAAATGTGGCTCCGAACGTTCAAGTTAACGAATTTACCATGTTTGATGAGGATACACCTCTAATGAAGAAGGATCATTTTGGAATCAAGCAGGGCCTGGTTAGACAATTGCTGAAAATGAGAGAACGAGTGGGTGCCAAGTCTGAGCAAGTTGCAAAATACTTTGAGGATAACCCATTCATGATGATAAGAGGTCCGGATACGCTGGATGAGACATTGAACCTCATATATTCTAAATTATTCACTCAAGGTGCTGCAGAGTCGCTACGTCGCACATCCAGTGC